AGGGCAACCTAATGACCAACTCAAGGAGTAAGTCAGAGGTGCTATCTGAGACTACTAAGTCAGAGATACGTAAGATAGCTAAGCAGGACTTCTATGGATACCACACAGAGATCAAGACTAAGCCAATGATGAAGGGTACTGACTGGGAGCAGAACGGCATTGACCTACTGAACTCAGTTAGGTTTACTCAGTACACTAAGAACGAGCTTAGACTATCTAATGAGTACATGACTGGCTGCTGTGACATCATAACAGATGACAGCATCATTGACATCAAGAGCTCCTGGTCATTAGAGACCTTCCCTGCTACACCATCAGAAGGTGATGCAAGTGGGTACGAGTGGCAAGGACGTGCCTATATGTGGCTGTATGAGAAACCAGCGTTTGAGTTAGTCTACACCATGTACACAACACCAGATGAGCTACTGACTGAGTGGGATAACCTATCCATCCATAGAGTTGACCACATTGATCCAGCTAAGCGTATCACAGTAGTGAGATATGAGAGAGATGAGGCACTTGAAGAGCAGATTAAGGAACGGTTGATCCATTGCTCAGAATACTATTCACAATATATAAATCTTTTAAACAATAAATAATGACACCGAAAGAAAAAGCACAACAGTTAGTAGATAGATTCTACAATCTACAGTCAAGTATTGCATGGACTACAAATGATGAGTTAAAACGTCAAGCCTCTATATTCAATGATGAGTTAGGAGAAGATGTTGAAATCTATTGGGATAAATTAGCTAAGCAAACAGCAGTGATTGCTGTGGATGAAATTTTAAAGTCATTTGGTACATTAACTAATGGCAATGTATTTTATACAACTTTCAATGCCATTGAATATTATCAAGAAGTAAAACAAGAAATAATTAACCTTTTAAATCAGAATAAATGAGAATAAAATCAGAAAATGAAGAGCAACCATTAGTAGTAATTGAATTTATTAACCTTTAAATAACAAATAACAAATGGAAACAAGAACACAAATTGTCACTCAGTTAGTGGCTGCAATGATTAACAACAATGCTATACACATGACTAATACCGAGATGGTAATAATGGCACGTGACATAGCAGATGAGATAATTGAAACAACAACCGAGGAGATACCATTTCCTGAAACAGTAGTATAATGTCAGAACTAACAATGAAAGGAGCTATCAAGCTCATCAACCCAATCAAGGTGATCAGTGACAAGTTCTCAGTGAGAGAGTTTGTGATCACAACACCAGATGCAAAGTACCCTCAAGATGTAATCTTCCAGACGGTCAATGACAAGATGGATATCATAGCACCGTATGGTCAAGGTCAAGTTGTAACAGTATCATTCAATGTCAGAGGCAGAGAGTACAACGGTAAGTACTACAACACACTGGATGCATGGAAGGTGCAAGGTGAGGCTGCAGCTCCAAGTGTAGTCAATGATCAAATGCCTTGGGATGATGCGTTCTAAGACCGTTTACCTTAAAGAAGGTCAAACACTAACCGAATGGATGAGAAGTGAGCTTAGAGATAAGCTAAACAGCAGAAACAGGGCTGTACACATGGCAGAGGATATTGGTGTAGTGAACGCAACACTGCACCGCTTCCTTCAAGGTGGTGAGGCAAGGGGTAAGTTCTATGATAAGGTGTTTAACTACTTGTTGAAATGAACTACCCCCTCATAAAATAAAAAACTTAGAAATTTTTAATATGAAACAATTAGTAAGTGTAGCATTAAACTACGGAAAAAGTTTAAAATCAGAGGATAAAGACGAAAACGAAGAACGTATTTATTCAGAAGTAAATTTGGTATTATCAGAGCCTTTGTATAAACTTTCAAATACAGGTAAAATTGAAAAGTTAATTGATATTTCAGAGTGTGAATTATACGTAACAAAAGAAAGTGCAAAATCATTAATGGAAATATTTAAACAAGTACATTCAAAATTGATTGAATTAGAAAAACGTGAAAGCAAATAACTGAGGCTCGGCAGCCTGGCTCGGCAGCCAAACAGGGGAGTGTAACAGCTCCCCTTTGTTGTATTCAAATAATTACTATATTTACACCATGATAATCAATTACCTCACTCCCTTAGTAGTCTCATGGTGGTTCACACACTTCGAACCTATCCAACACTACCTTGATACCCGACTAATACTACCAGACTGGCTACACACCGCACTCGGTTGCTGGAAGTGTCTATCATTCTGGTCCACATGGATCTACTCACAATCATTCACTGTAGCCTGTGCTACTTCACTCACAGCAGTATGCTTGAACAAACTGATATACAACTCATAGAGGCCATCCTCAACCTACCAGAGGAGGAGACAATGACAAAGAGCTCACTGGTTCAACTCAGAGCTGTCAAACAGAAGGCAACAGGTATACGTGATAAGGAGTGCTTCTGCTCTGGAGTACGTAGGAAGGTATGGTATAAAGACTTCTTGACCTGGTATGAAGCTAATACTTGACCAATATATCAGCCGCAACTATGAAGAGGTGCTCAAATACACTAAGCACTTCCTCAAGCGACTCAATATACCAAGCTCAATAGATGCAGATGCCGTCATCAACAACGCTTACCTGCACTGTGTGAAGGTCAACATACCAGATATGACTCAAGACAAGGCTAAAAGCTACCTACTCAATACGATCAAGTATGAGCTGATATGGACTCAAGGCTCAAGGACTAAGAAAGATGACATCTACAGATCACAGGAGTACCTAACAGATTGCATTGATGACCCCACAGAGATAGAGCACAAGATAAGACTTGAGAATGACCACAACTTTAAGAAGGCAATGGTTGAGATATACAGGAACAACTTGGACGATAGGATAAAAAGGATTATATTTGAAGCATACTATGACAAAGGTCACTCAACTCAGACTGCACTGGCTCAGTACTTTGACATCAACAGTACATCGGCATACTTTCTGATACGAGAAATAAAACAAAATATAAAACAAATACAATATAGGTATGAAGAGTGTTGACATCATAGGACTAATCACTTACATCCTCGCATGGGGTGTGGTGCTGGCACTGTTCAATGAGAATATGTATCTGCTGTATAAATTCTCAGGAGCTACATTAGCTGCTTATCTAATATTCATAATAATACAACAAAATGAACTACAAAATTAAAGACGAATTTATTGGTAAGACTATCAAGGTCTACAATAAGCACACAGGAACGAAGGCAGTATCTATTGCCAGCCTTGATATGAGTAAAGTAGAGTATTATATCACAACAGGACTTAAGCATATCTTTGAGGAGGTAGTCACTACGACTGCACCTGAGGTTGTTGTGATAGAGTATAAGGCTGTAGATGGCCCAATACCTGAGTCAACTCCTAAGCCTAAGAAGAAACGTAAACCAAAGGCTGATGCCAAAGCATAAACACATAGAGACTCCTGAGGCAATGTGGGAGTTATTCGAAGCCTACAGGGATTGGTGCAAGTCAAACCCAAGGTATCAATACTCACTTTCTAATAAGACAGGTGAAGCTACTCCAGTACCACTTGAGAGACCATTGACTCAAGTAGGATTTAGATGCTTTGCTGCTGAAAGAAGTAATACAGTGACTGATTATTTTTCTAATAAGGATGGGAGATATTCAGCGTATACCACAATCTGCTCGCGCATAGAGGAAGCAATCAGACAAGATCAGATAGAAGGAGGGATGGCAGGTCAGTACAACCCTTCCATTACTCAGCGACTAAACAACCTAACTGAGAGAGTTGATACAACTACTCAAGGTCAGGCAATAAATGATATTAAGGTTACTATTATTAAATAGTGTATCTTTGACATAAATCTTACTATACTACTAATAGAGTGGTATAGCTCAACTATTGCACACTATGGAGATAAAGAGCACAGTAATCTTTGAACGCAACTACGAGGCACTGACAAGCCCAGAGCATAGATTCATTATCAATGAGGGCGGCTCAAGGTCATCTAAGACTTACAGCCTCTGCCAGCTGATAATTGTCTACTGCCTACAGAACAGAGGCAAGGTAGTTAGCATCATACGCAAGACCTTCCCTGCACTCAGAGCTACAGTCATGAGAGACTTCTTAGAGATCATGAAGGACTTGGATATCTACGAAGTGAGCAAGCACAATAAGTCTGAGCACATCTACACCTTTGACAATGGCTCTATTGTGGAGTTCTTCTCAGTGGATGATGAGCAAAAGATACGAGGTAGGAAGAGAGACCTGGCATGGTGCAATGAGGCCAATGAGCTATATTATGATGACTTCACTCAGCTGAACATGAGAACAGAGGGAAAGCTAATCTTTGACTACAACCCGTCTGAGTCCAACTCATGGCTGTATGAACTACCAGTTGAGGAGAGCATCCTCATCAAGTCAACCTACAAGGACAACCCCTTCCTGCCAGATAGCATCAAGAGACAGATAGAGGACTTGAAGCGAACAGATGAGGCACAGTATCAGATATACGCACTTGGAGAGAAAGCCATCAGCAAGAGTAACATCTACAGCAACTGGTCATTTGTCAAGCATAGGCCTGCTAAGTTCACATCCTTTGTCTATGGCCTTGACTTCGGATACAATCACCCCACTGCACTCATCAGAGTGTACTGGAGAGACAAGGACATCTACATTGAGCCTGTGATCTATGAGAGCTACTTGACAACCACTGACCTCATCGCTCGTATGGATCAGTTAGGCATAGATAAGAGCATCAACATCCTGGCTGACTACTCAAGACCTGAGACCATTGCAGAGATAGATAGGGCAGGATACTACATTGAGAATGCCAACAAGGTAGTCAAGAAAGGGATAGATAACATCAAGACCTTTGGTGTGATATGTGAGGAGCACCCTGCACTCAAGAAGGAGTATGAGAACTACAAGTGGAAGAAGATAGGCGACCAGATAACAGATGAGCCAGTCAAGCTGTGGGATGATGCCATGGATGCCATCCGATATGCAGCGACATACATCAAGCAGGAGTACTACACTGATGACAGTTACTTAGCCTTCTAACAGGATTCGCTTCAAGATACAATATAAAGTTTGGTGAAGAGTATATCTTTGACCTAAGCTATACAGCCTCATTGGTTGACAATGCTGGTAACGTTCGCATCACAGCAACGCATCCCTTCCAAGTAGGTGACCAGGTGAACATCACACAGGCTGACTTAGGTGTAGCCAACCCAGGAGTGGAAGGACTGCATACAGTGATTGCCATCACAGGCACAACTAACTTCACCATCAACGCATTGTGGGCTGATGTGACTGATGCAACTATCAATGGCTCAGTTGAGTATGCTGATAAGAGAAAGACCATCAACCTTAACATAGTGAGCACACTTGATAAGTATGTGTTCAACGGTGTACAGCCATGGATTGATATGCCGTACTGGGATGAGACTAACT